ACAGCAGCTAGTAGCATATGGTCAGATGTAGATGGTGATGCAGTATTAGAAACAGATGGCAAGAAATTAACAGTAGATGCTAACGTAGCTGAACTAGGTGCTAAAGCTAGAATCACTACTGACACAAATATGTTAGAGTTTAAGGTAGGTGCAGGTGATTTACCTGATTTGGTTTTAACTGATAGTGGATTAACTGTACATGGTGTGGCTTTTAATATTGCTGACTTACCTAGCTTACCTGATGCACTAGTAGCAACAGATGAAGTAAGAATCTCAAGAGAAGGTACAGAGTATAAAACAACAGTAGATAAACTATGAGTATAGCAGACACAGATTTAGTAGAAGTTTTACGAGATGGTGTTTCATATAAAGCTACTGGTACTCAGCTTAATGAATTCTTAACACCTCCTTGGAAAATGCCTGCAAAAAAAGGTCAACGATACGACTATGGTACTTTCTATGATGGTCAAAGGACAGACGAATATGTAGTAATAAGACACGACCCAATATCTGACCGTTTTGTAGTAATAGGTAGAGAAGGGTACTACGCTAAAGGACCTAGGATATTTACTGTAGGTGTTGATGCAAATGGTAATGTTGATATAGGTCCTACAGTTGATTTAAATATACAAACTAACGGCATATGTCTTGAATGGGATGAAACCGCAAAAGCTTTTATACTATGTTATTCGGAATGGTATGGGAGTAATGATGGTAAAGAAGATTTATTTGCACGAGCTTTAACAGTCACAGGAAACACAGTTTCTTTAGGACCTGTGGTCACACTTATTACTAATGCCTTGCAATACACTAAACTCATTCCATCCCCAAGTACAGGTAACATGCTTTGTACTTATATGACTGCGGACCGTTACACCAATTCCAATGGTGGCACAGTCACCATTAGGTTGGTTGGTATGAAAGTTTTAAAACTTAATGCAGATAAAACAATATCTCAAGGTCCTCAATTGAGAACTATGGGCACTAACGAGAATAAGGATAAAAAGGAAGTAACAGGAGGCTGTGCAATATCAGGTAACCGTATTGTGTTGGACGTATATTGGAATAGGAGTAGTGATACCAGTGCTCCTGTAGATGGTCATAATTGTACCCAAGTAATAAATATGAGCGCTGGGACTACAAACCCTACTTGGGGAGCACTTCAGAATCAGTTTCAATCAGGTGATGTAGGTGCTCCAGATACTAGAGGTGGTCCAAATTTTGAAACAAGTAGCCACCACGGCTTTTGGAGAAATAACTTATATTACACAACAGCATCCCGATATTACACAACAGAAAGCTCTACTTACATGTATGTATATACAGTAAGCGGAACTACATTAACTCAGAAATTTAAGACTAGATTAGATAATTATGCTGGTACTGGATTTGGTACTACCACATGGCGTTTGACCTTGGGTACTCTATATTATGACCCTGAAGCAGATATTATGTGTACTTTTGGTGCGGTTTGTAATGCTACAACTAAAAAGTACGGAGTTAGTGATATTGCTAGATATAGATTTACTTCAGATGGCAATGTTCAAAGAATAGATAGTTTAAATGTAGGTGAAACACAGGGTGCAGATGTACCACGATTTGACGAGATTCATTATGTCAGTGATTTCAGTGGTTCAACTAAAAATAAAGATGGTTGGATACTTACAGGATATAAAAACCCCCAACGTGCTCCAACTAAAAACACCATTCAAGCATACCGCCCAGGCGCTAAACCTGAAGACTTATAACAAGGAAAACCAATGACAGAGAAAATAAAGAAACCAACATCAATATACAAGAGGGTTAAATAATGGGAACACTTAAATTACAAGCAAAGAACGGAGCAGTAGGTAACCTTGTTCCTAATGATAACACAGACTCTGAAGCTAAGTTTACCTTACCTAAACAGTCAGGAAACCTAGCTACTTTAGAAGATATAAAAACACTTACAGATTTAGATGTAAATGCTTTAATTGAAGTAGTCAATCAAGTAGAAGAGAACAAGCAAGACATTATTGAGCTAGAAGAAGAAATAGATGCACTAGCACCTACATTTGATAGAGGACAATGGGATTATAAATCACCAGCAAATCCAACTGATAGTCCAGAAGAAGCTACTTATTTTATTTTAGATGAAGCTGGTGCTGTGGCTACTGAGTTTTCTAAAACTGCTGAAATCTTATTTCACAATAATGATGTAGCTGAAGTAACTCATACATGGGCTGGTATAGAAGAAGGTCAATACATTGAAGTATTTGATGCAGAGGATGAGGAGTTTTTATTAGCTGAAATAGATGAGGTAGAATTAGAAGTAGGATATGTTAAGCTTACAGTTACTGTAAAACAATCTGAAGGTGGTCCTGCTGGAATGCCTCCTGACTTAACTGCAGAACATAGAGTAAGAATTAAAATCTTTGAGATACCAGAGGTAGACATAACTACACTAATGCCTAAGGCTGGTGGTACATTTACAGGAAAAGTAACTCATACAAAAGATATAGAGACCAAACCAGCAGGAACTAATACTTTTGTTAATCTTAAAACATACCCACCTAAAAATCCTGTTACAGACGAATGGGACTATTCATCACAATTTGGTCTTAATGTTGACCTAGACATGGGTAACTCAGGGTACAATGCATTTAAGTTTTCTAACAGAATGGGTGATATATTCACAGTTAATGGTGGAACTAATCCAGCAGCTAAGTACACAGGTAGAATAACAGAAGCTAAACACCTTGTTAATAAAGAGTATGTAGATGCTAGAATTGTTGCACTAGAAACATTACATACAGGTGGTAATACATTTAAGTTTAACTCTAATACAGTAGCTCCAAATAATAATCAATTTACTACTGTATCTAGCTTAACTTCATCTAACAAAGAGTGGCATTTTAAAAACTTATATGATGTTACTGGTGGTAGTGTTGAATGTAAAAACTATAAAGCTACAGATGCAAGTACGTTTGAGCTTTGGCAGGGAACAACCCTGTTAGTAAAAACATCTATTAGAGACTGGAAGACTTCAACTAGAGGCAGTTCTGCTATGCAGTTTATTTGTTCTGGATATAAGCCAACCATTTATGATGCAGTTTATTTAAGTGAATCTAATATCTATAACGTCATCTTAACCAACATGGTGAAGAAATAAAAGTTTATCAACGGAGGAGGTAGCAGTATGGAAACATTATGGACTATATCAGCACCAGCATGGCAATGGATACTTGGGACAGCAGTGGCTCTGTATGTCTGGGAAGAATATCTAGAACATGTATGGTATAAATTTAAACACTGGGTTCTTAACGAACCTCACAACAGTAAGTAATGATAGAAGTAATCGTAGCAATAATAGGACTAGGGGTTGGTGATTATGCTGACCCACTAGACCTTAACTTAGAAGATAAAGATAAGAAAGTAATTGTGCAAACAGCTTGTGAGGAAACTACTGCACACGATATATACGGACAAGTAAATACAATAAAAACATGTAGAACTATGAAAACAATTCAGACAAACGAGGAGAAAGACTAATGCCTTTCATGACAAATGGTAAAAGGGATTACACTAAAGAGTTAGCTTGGGAAAAGAAGAATAAGAAGAAACGAGTTAAACAAAGAGCATCTCGTAATGCAGCAAGAACAAAGCTAGGACTTAAGGTAGGTGATAAGAGACATGCAGCACATAAGAATGATAATGCAATGGATAATAGAAAGAGTAATTTAAGAGCAATATCAGCTAAGAAGAACTTAACTAAAGAAGCTGATAAGAAAAGGAAAAAGCATGGTAAGTCCAGGTAAAGCTATTTGCAATGAGTGCAAAAAAGAAGCATTCTTTTATAATGGTAAATGGTGGTGTGCAGTAGTATCAGACATAGGTAGTTTTAATTTAACAGGGACATGTAAAGATGACATACATCGAGATAGTAAATAGCGTACTAGTAAGACTACGAGAAGAAAAGGTTGATACCGTAGAGGAAAATGAATACTCTTCTTTAATAGGACAACTAGTAAACTTAGCTAAAGTAGAAGTAGAGAACTCATACAATTGGGAAGCTCTTAGAACTACTGTGCATTTAATTACAGCTGTTGATACATTCCACTATGAGCTAATGGGTACTACTTCTAATATAAGAACACTTGATGTATATAATGCTAGTAGAAGAATCTGGATGAACTCTAAGACTACAGAATGGTTTGATAGAGCGTTTGCACCTGATGATGTAATTACAGGTTCACCACATGCTTACTGTTTTAATGGTATATCAGCTAAAGGTAATGTAGAAGTAGATGTATATCCTATACCAGATAAGATAGAGAAACTTAGATTTAATATGACATCACCACAGAAAGCATTGAAAGATGATGGTGATGTATTATATGTTCCATATGAACTAGTTATAGAGAATGCACTAGCAAGAGCTATTGAAGAACGAGGAGAGGATGGTGGTAGTAGTAACCAACAACAAAGGTATCAAGGTTTACTAGCAGACTTTATCTCTATGGAATCAAGTAGAAAACCAATGGAAACTATCTGGAGAAGTGTTTAATGCCTACAGCACCTTTACAGTCAGTTAGTTTATTAGCACCAGGCTTTATGGGATTGAACACTCAAGACACACGAGTAGGCTTATCTAGTGGTTATGCAACAAGAGCTAATAACTTAGTCATTGATAAAGGTGGTAGACTAGCTAGTAGACAAGGACATGAAAAACTAAATGAATACAGTAGTGTTTTAGGTGATAACTATATTGAGTCTATATGGAGACATGACTTAGTAGATGGTAGAAAGTTCTATTTACTTAATGGTAATAATAAAATGTTTAGAGGTAAGGAACTTGGTGGAAGTAGAAATGCTCTAAACGAGCTAGTAGATATAACTCCAGCAGGAGTAAGTATAGACCGTAGTAGATGGCAAATGCAATCATTACCTGAAGGTGCAGGTTCTAATGCAAAGATATATACAATAGCTACACAGAAGGATAATCCTGCTTTAGCATTTAGTGTAGAAGGAGCTACATTAAAGTGGGAAAAGATAACAAAGACACCTTTAGGTGTAACAGACTTTGACCCTGATGCTTGTTTATCTGCATATGGTAGAATATGGACAGCAGGTATATCAGAGAATCCATTTACTATATTTTATAGTGACTTGTTAGACCCTACTAATTTTAACAGTGACAATGCCGGTATACTTGACATTAGTTCTGTTGTAGGTAACAATGATACAATTGTAGGCATGGCTCAACACAATGATTTCTTAGTTATATTCTGTAAACATAACATAGTTATTTATAAGGGAGCAGAGAATCCTGATACTATGTCATTAGAAGATGTTATTACTGGTGTAGGATGTCTATCTAGGGACTCCATAAAAGCCACTGGTACGGATTTAATCTTCTTATCTAAGTCAGGTGTCAGAAGTTTAACTAGAACGATACAAGAGAAGTCTATGCCAATGAGAGAACTCACTCTTAATATGAGAGATGAGCTTACAGAATGGATAAGGTATGAGAATAATCCAGAAAACATAAGAGCTGGATACTGTGAAGCTAATGCTTACTATCTTATTACATTACCTTTAAATAGGAAAATGATATATATTGATTTAAGAATGCCTATGGAGAACGGTAGTGCTAGGTGTACTACATGGTCTTTAACTGATGGTACTCTATTTAATTCTTTCTTTGATGATAGTAAGACAGGTCAATTCTTAATGGGTGTTCCAGGAGGTGTATCCTATTACACAGGTAATACAGATAATGGTAACTCTTATGATATAACATATAGGTCTGCTGCATCTGACTTAGGTGGAGAGGGACAGACTATAACTAAGATAGGTAAGAGAGCTACATTAACTATTGAAGGTGCTAAACAACAAGACTTTACTATGAGTTATGGTTATGACTATACTCGTAACCCTAGAAAGGTAGTAGTAGATAGAGATTTAGGTACAGGAATATTTCCAAAGTATGCAGTTCCTACATCTTTATATGGTGTAAGTAAGTACTCTTCTGTAGGTATAGGTGTACATAGAATTAAGATACCTTTAGGTGGTAGTGGTGAATCATTTTACTTTGGTTTAGATGCTACTATATTAGATGAACTAATGAGCATACAAAAGATTGATGTATTTTTAAAAACAGGGAAAACAAGCTAATGACTAATTATGTGAAGACAACTAACTTTTTAACTAAAGACTCGCTACCAGATTCTGATGCAGGTAAGATTATTAGAGGTTCTGAGTTTGATACAGAATTTAATAACTTAGTTGTAGCAATTGCTAGTAAAGCTAATCTATTATCACCTGAGTTTATAGGAGTACCTACAGCACCTACAGCTACTACAGGTTCTAACACTACACAGATAGCTACTACAGCATTTGTAACTACTGCTGCAGGTAATGTAGTAGATACACTAGGAACAATGGCACAGCAAGATGCTGATAATGTAAAGATTACAGGTGGTGAGATAACAGGTATTTCTAAACTAGAGACATCAGATGGTAGTTTAACTGTAGATGGTATTAGAGCAGACAATGTAGGAGTAGGTACAAATTGGACATTACATCAATCAGGTTCTTATTTATATTTTAGATATGGTAGTAACAATGTATTAAGACTAGCATCTAATGGACACTTGGTTGCTGAAAATAACATTACTGCATTCCAGGGTGTATAATGGAAGGGTACTTAAAAGATGAGCGTATAATAGAGGGAACTACTCCTGAGGTAGAAGCCTTTAGAAAAGAGTTTGAAGATAACTATGATGATGTAGCTTATCTAGAGGGCTTATTTGATAGAGTACTAGCGTATGCAGAAAGTACAGAAGAGCCTGTAAGAGAAGCATATATCCTAATGGATGAAATTGATGAACGAGAATTGGAGTTAAAATATGGCAGCTAAATCAGGAAGATTACATTCAAGTGGTGCAATATCTGTGAGTCAAATTAATGCTCATGCTGGTTTACCTTCAACTAGAGCTACTAGTTTAGGTGATAATCATATGAGAGCATTTCAAGGAAATAGAGCTCCTAATACTCCTACATCATTAGGTGATGCTAGGGGTAGAGCTGTGACATGGAGAGGTACATTAAAAACAACTGCTAAAACTAACCCAGCTACTATACCTAGATTTAGTTTAACACAGTACTTCCATCCATCACAAATGCATAACTCGTATATTTTATATACAACGACATCAATTACAGAACAAGGATGGGGAGTAATAGACAATCCTCGTAATATGAATATGGCTTTTGGAACTACTAGAAGTGTAAGATTTGGTGGTACTGGAGGAAGAAAGAATTTCTACTGTGATACAACATACTACAGTAATAAAACTATGTATCTAAATGGATTCTATAGTGGTAAAAGTACAAACTATAGGATAGGTAAAGTAAATGTTACTCATTTAAGTTTATTAGATGTAGGCTCAGGTACTAAAGCATAAGGAGATATATTGGACAAGGAAAGTGTTGCAAGGTTTTTAGAAAAGAGTAGAAGTGAGTATGTAGATGAAACAAACCTGATTGAGAATGAACATGGGTTCATGAGTTGGAAAGTAGATGGAGATTCGTTTGTATGTATCAATGTCTATGGTAATGGAGCGTACTGGGATAAGTACATGAATGAATTAGCAAAGCAATTAGGATGTAAGAAAATATTAGGTGGTACAACTAGAAAGAGTTATAAAGCATTTGTAAAGAAGTATAATTTTAAATTAGTAGGATACATTTTTGAAAAAGAGGTGAAATAATGGGTTCAATTGTAGGAAAAATAACAGGAACTGACAAGGCAGGGAAAAGAGCAGCAGCTGCAATGAGGGAGGCAGGAGACAAGGCACAGTACATGCCCTGGGATGTCTCTGGTTCTTACTTTGGAGATGCTAAATTTGACTATCAAAACAATACAGCAAGTTATAATCTAAGCCCTGAGTTAATAAAACTTAGAGATATATTTATGAATCAAGCATTAGCTGGTCCAGACCAAGCTGGTATAGATGATGGTAACTATATTAAGAATGCTGGTAGGAGTATGTTTGATGAAGCATATACTAGAGATATCTCTAAAGATGCTGGTAAGTATTACACTGATATGCAAGACCTGATAGCTCCTCAAAGAGCTAAAGCCCAACAAGGACTAGCTAACAACCTCTTTGCTAGTGGACGTATGGGACATGGTAGTGCAGCTTATGAAGGTGGTGGATATTTGAACCCTGAAAGAATGGAATATCTAACTGCTATGAATAGAGAAGATAATGCAATGGCTTTTGATGCTCAGTCTAGAGCTAGACAAGAAAGACTTAATGATATGCAAACAGGTATGGGTTACTATGGTATGGGTAATGACATGAGACTTAATCCATATAATGATATGTATAAGATGTTTGCTTATGGTAGTGATATTGAGAAGATGGGACAAGTACCATTAAACATGGGACAATCTCTTGGTAGTGCTGCACAATCAGGTAATCAAGCTATGGCTCAGATGTATGGTATGGGTGCACAAGCTAGACTAGGAAGTGATTTAGCAGGAGCAGGTATGTTTACACAGTTATTAGGTGCAGGTGCTAGTGCTATCCCAAATGGTACATTTAGTAGTTTACTGGGTGGAGGAGGCTCTGCAAATGCAGGAGGCTGGTCAGGTGGAACAGCAGCAATGCCTATATTTAATGGACCATCACATTTAAGGAGTGGAGGATAATGGCTACAATAGAAGGATTATTTAATTTTGATGAGAAGCTTTTAGCTAGAGATGTAGCTGGTCAAAGACAAGACTACATGTTTGGTAATAACATGCCTAAAGGTTATGGAGCAGTAGGTATGGGATGGAATAAGATGTTAAGAGGATTATTTAATAATGATAACCCTATCTTAAAAGAGAAAGCTATTGCAGAAGAAGCATTACAAATGACACAACAACAGTTAGGTGGAGATATGTCTGACCCATCTAAGATGTATGGTATTCTTATGAAGAACTTAACTGAACTAGGTGCATCTCCTGACTCTATTACTAAAGTAGCAGACAGAAAGACACAAGCAGATGCTACTTCAGCAACTACTAGACTAGCTGCTTCTAAAGAAGAGTTTAATAATAATATGGCTGTGATGGAATATGGTAGAAAGTTAAAAGGCGACCAAGATACGTTAGAAAAGAACGTAGATGCTAATATGCTTAAAGTAGAAAAACAACTTGCTGACCAACTTGAACTTGAGCCTAAATTTATGGAGAATCAAGCCTTAAGTGTCTTAAGACCTACTGAAGGCTGGGCTGATTTTGATGGAGGTACTGCAGGACAAGCTCTTAATATATTAACTAGACAGCTTATCAGAGCTAAAGGTCCTGATGGAAAAGGATTATTTAATGGTTTAACTGATGCTTTAGAAACAGCTAAGTCTGTTTTAGTAAGGTCTGGTCCAGAAGCAGGAAACTGGTGGTGGAGTGATGATAAAATAAATACAACTAAATTATATCGTGAGGCAGCTGGAGAAATCCAACGAAGGGGAGGTACTCCTACAGAAACATCTACTCAAACTGAACAAC